AACTACAAAGAATGGGATTTTTGGATGAATAGGTGTTGCTTTGATGAAAACGGAACACCGTATGGCTGGGGAAAAGTTTTAGATTATCTCGGAATTGGGTGGCGAGATATTCCGGAAGCAGAGTTCGCGCCGGAGCAGATGACGCTAAATCAATGATGGAGGCAGGCAGGCAATGACAAAAGAACTTTTGGAGCAATACCCCGACATCTGCGCGGAAATCGAGGAGCTGAAAGCGAAAGACAACGCGGCGGTCAGCGACGTGGTGCAGGCAAGCGCGGACGAGTTCCCGTTCAACCTGCACAGCGTTACGGTGCAGGGCTTGCCGAACCCGAAACACGCAGAACGCATTCGGGAACTTGAAGTGCAAAAGACGGAGGTCGAAGCGTTTGTGGACAGGCTTGCCTACCGCCCTCAGAAGCTCGCCCGATGTGTCATGAAGCACGGGACGAGGTGGAAGGTCATTATGCGTGAGATGGGCGGTTACAAGTCGCCAGAAGCGCTGCGAAAAGAATTTTCGAGAATTTTCAAAAAAATTTGAGATTTGTCCGCTTTGTCCGTTTTGTCCGCCTATAATAATAATTGAGGAAGTCTACAGAGCACCTGCGCTGTTGCGTGGGTGCTTTTCTTATGACCGAAGCCGAAAGGAGGGGTGCACGTGAAAAGAGAATACCGGGTGTGCCCGAGGGGCTGCAAATGCGTTTGGGCGGAATACTTAGACGGCACATGCTTCTGTATGCTCTCTGTGTGCCCCTACACGGCGATTTCAGATGGTGCGAGGGCAGTTTCACCTGTTGGGAGTGAAAACGCATCAGAGGACCGCGTAGACGGCTTGGGGAGCGGGTGCGGAGATGAGTAACCCGCGATATGCGAACGGTACACTGCGCAGGAAACACCGTGCCAGGCTGAAAGCCATGGGCGCGCCATGCGGGATATGTAAAGGGCGGTTCGGTCCGATACATTACGATGAGCCGAGCGACGCGCAGCATCCGCTTTCGTTTGTGGTCGATGAGATCAGACCCGTGGCACGTTGGCGGGAGTTCGGTTACGCTTCGGCACGAGCTGCGGCAGAGGATTGGGACAACTTGCAGGCAGCGCATTATTTTTGTAATCAGCAGAAGGGCGCAAAAGTAGGAAATCCGTTCGAGGAAAAGAAAGAGAAAAAGATATACCCAAAAATCAGCGACGGAAACTGGTAAGTTTGCCGAGGGTGGGGAGGGTACCCCCTGCACCCATACCAGCGACCCATCGCCGTCCAGCGCCGATTTACCCCCGTAAGGGGAAGGAGGAGGGGGTGGTCAGAACGGAAAAAAGGGAAAAAGCAATAGCGGATACTTCTGTTCGCGGGTGCGCGGAGAGCAATAAACGGTGTAAAAAGCAGCAACGAAAATTGCTGAAGATCTGTGAAGATTATGGGTTGAGTGCTGAGAAGATCGGCGTGATATTGCCTGTGATCGAAAACATTTGCTGGATGCAGATCAAGCTGGAAGATGCCAGAGAAGACATCGCAGGAGACGGGCTGACCACGGAGTATGATAATGGCGGCGGGCAAACAGGGGTCCGAGAAAACCCGGCGTTTAAGGCTTATGAAGCGTTGTGGAAATCTTACAGTACAGGGCTGCAAATCATTCTGAGCGTTTTGCCGGAGCAGGCTGCACAGGTCGTAAAGGATAACAGCGAGAATGTGCTGGAACTGGTACTTAACAGGAAGAGGGTGCATGAAGATGGGCGGTAAGACCGGGGCACAGAAACCGAGGATCAGAATAGAGCCAGAACGGGTTTGGACAGACGGCGAAGACGCCGGAGCTCTCATGGCGGCTTACGGCAACGCCCTAGACCCGTGGCAGCAGTTGATCTTGAACTGTTGGCTCGGGAAAGGTGCCGATGGAGCATATACCATGACTTCGGCAGGGCTGGCACTTCCCAGACAGAATGGGAAAAATGTCTGCCTTGAGGGGCGAGAATTTTACGGTCTTGTGGTAAATGGCGAGAAGATCTTGCACACAGCGCATCAGGTTCGGACAGCGAAAAAGAGCTTTAATCGGTTGGCACGAATGTTCACCGATAAACGACATCCGGAGATCATGGACATGGTGCAGGGTATCCGGCGGACAAACGGGGAAGAAGCTATTTTACTCCAAAACGGCGGCTCCATTGAGTTTTCTGCCCGCTCTCGGCAGGCGGCTCGCGGTTTTGACGGTATCAGCGTGGTGGTCTACGACGAAGCACAGGAGCTGACGGACGATCAAGTGGAAGCGATCATGGCAACGCTGGCAGCATCGGCTACCGGCACCAGACAGATCATTTATACCGGGACACCGCCTTATCCGGGATGTCCCGGCACTGTTTTCAACAGACGGCGCACGGTTTGCCTTCAGGAACCGGGAGAGCATGACGCCTGGCATGAATGGAGTGTGGACGGAGATGATGCAGAAAAAATTCCTGTAGACGACCCGAACACATGGTATCAGACAAATCCGGCATTAGGTATTCACCTCACCGAAGAATTCACCGCAGAGGAACTGAGAAGTATGAGCCGTGACGGATTCGCCCGTGAACGCCTCGGGTGGTGGAGCCCAGTGGCGGCAGAAAATTTGGATTATGCCATTGACCGTAGGGCGTGGGAAGCCTGCGCGAGTAATGAGGAAAAGCCAGAAGGTAAAACCGCCTACGGCGTGAAATTTGCTGCGGACGGTTCGGCGGTGTGTTTATGCGGCGCGGTGATCCCAAAGGAGGGACCGGCGCGCGTGTCGCTCATCGAGATGCAGCCCTCGGGGCGCGGACTTGTTTGGCTGGTGGATTGGCTTTCCGCCCGGTACGACCGCGCGAGCTGCGTCGTCATCGACGGGCGCAACGGGGTGGACGTGCTGGTCGAGCGCATCAAAGGTGTTTGGCGGGTGAAAAACGCCGTCATACGCCCAGGCGTGAAAGACGTGCTCGCGGCGGTGGGGCTGTTTACAAACGCCGTGAACGAAAACACGCTGACATGGTACAAGCCGCAGGAGGCGCTGAACGAAAGCGCCGTGACGGCGGTCAAGCGCCCAATCGGCGGAGGGTACGGCTTCGGCGGCGAAAACAGCTTGCCGGTGGAAGCCTGCGCCCTGGCACTCTGGGGTGCGAAGACCTGCAAGCGAGACCCGATGCGGAAAATGAGGATTGGATAGAGGTGAGACGATGATAACTTTAAATATCGGCACGGTGCCGGGCTTGAGCGCAGACGAACAGCAGAAGCTCATCGAGCTGCAAAACGTGTTTGCCTATCATCAGGACAAGAACGACACGAAAGACAAATATTACGAAGGACATATCGAGCTTAGCGACGTGAACCTCGGAATCGCTTTGCCGCAGGGTTTGAACAAGCTGAAGGTCGGCTGCAACTGGGGACAGAAAGCGGTGGACGTGCTTGCCGCCCGCAGTATGTTCGACGGATTTGTCGGCACAGGGGGCAGATTGGATGGGCTTTCCAAACTTGTGCAGGATAACAGGCTCATCGCGGAGTACGGTAAGGCGTGCCGCGACGAGCTAAAATACGGCTGCGTGTTCGCGACGCTTTCCGCCGATGCAGACATCGGCTGCAAGATACGGTTTCATTCACCGGCGACTGCGGCGGCACTTTGGAACGGAGAAAAAGGGCGCATCGACTGCGGGCTTGCCATTATCGACACGATACCGGACGAGGAATACAGCAACGAGTGGGTGCCGAAGCTCGTCAACATGTACACAGCCGATGCGGTACTGGTGCTGCACCGTGAGCGCGACGGCTGGCGCGTGCAGCGCATGATGCACCGCATGGGTCGCCCACTGATGGAGCCGATGATCTGGAGTGCGACGAGCGGCAAGCCGTTCGGGCGCTCTCGGCTGAAAAAGCCCATTCGCACTTTGATTGACGATTATATCCGCACAGTGGCAAACGCAACGATCGCGCTTGAGTTTGACACGACCCCGCAGAAGTACATTTTGGGCGTGACGGACGACCAGTATGACGCGATTGTATCGGATAAATTCAAGCAGTACGTGGGCAGCTTGCTTGCCGCAACCAGTAACCCCGAGACCGGCGAAAACCCGGTGTTCGGGCAGCTTGCGCAGGGCAGCCTTTCGCCCCATGTGGAAAAGATGCGCATGACCGCCACGCAGTTTGCGGCGGCGACCGGCTTGACCGTGACGGATGTCGGCATCATCAACGACGCGAACCCCACGAGCAGCGACGCGATTTTGGCGCAGAGCCAGACACTCGTTTTGCTCGCCCAGCAGCTCAACACCGGCAACGGCGACGCGTTGCGGACGATCGCGTGCATGGCGCAGGCCATTGCGCAGAACAAGACGCTTGACGAGCTGACGGAGGAAGAAAGCGGCATCATGGCGCACTTTAAAAACCCGGCGATGCCGAGCGTGGCGGTGACGGCGGACGCAGCGATCAAGATTGCATCGGCGCGGCAAGAATTTGCGAGCACCGATACGTTTTTGGAGATGATCGGCTTTGACCAGGCCGACATCCGGCGTATCAAGTCACAGGAACAGCGCGTGCGCGGACAGCAGCTTTTGATGGAGATGGACAATGAAGCAGATACCGTCGAAAGCATGGCTTAGTTACATAGGCAAGCTGCGTCGGTTAAACACCACGGTTGCAAACTGTATGCAGGCGTATGTAGATCAGTACGGCGTTTCTGACAGCCAGAAGCTCATAGATGTTGCGTATGGGCTTGTGACGAAGTACGGCGAAGGCAGCGCAGCGCTTGCGAGCGAAATGTATGACGCGCTCGCAGAGCTTCAGGGCGCGCACGTGCCTGCGGCAGAGCCCGCAGAGACCGCCGAGTACGGCGAAGTGGCACGCATGGTCAACGCGACAAAAACCAGCACGCCGCAGCTCAAAAGCGGGGTGAGCCGCCTTGTAAAGCGTGCCGGAGCCGACACGATGCTGAAAAACGCTTTGCGCGACGGCGCCGAATTTGCATGGGTGCCGAACGGCGACACCTGCGCGTTCTGCATGACGCTGGCCTCCCGTGGGTGGCAGAAGGCGAGTAAGAAAGCCATAAAAAACGGGCATGCGGAGCATATCCACGCGAACTGTGACTGTACATACGCTATTCGGTTTGACCCGGAGGTAAATGTAGAGGGCTATGACCCCGACGCATACCTCAAGGCTTACCGCGACGCCGGAAGCGACGTAAACGAGCTGAGGCGCATCCACTACGCCGAAAACCGCGAGCGCATCAATGCCCAGAAAAGGGCGGCGTATGCGGCGAGAAATGAGAAAAAGCTCTCGACAATAGAGGAGAAAAGTGATAAAAT